AACCACCGAGTAATTTAGTTATTTGGTATGTCGCTAGCACAGCCTCAAACCTAACGTATGCCTCGGCCTGCGTATCTGAGAACTTTGCCTAGGTTCCTTAGAAAGCTCTAATAAACCAACTATTAGAGAAGTAACATTATTTTGTTAAATATAACATGGCAATGTTTGCTAATAACTCAATGTTACATTTGTAAGTCTTATGTTAGGGATAAGATCCTAGCCGGTTGACCCTCGTTACTGTGTCGTGTGGTGAAGCCTTCTGAAATCTTTGCAGAGGGAGAGTTTAGTTTCCGGGTAGCGTGGGAGAACTAACACCTATTTATACACAATTATATTTCTTAGTATAATTGAATATTCCCTTACAAACAAAAAACAAATCCTTAAGGGGAATCAACGATGGCAACCTTGCCGAACGTCCTATTAACTGGCGCCGTTTACCAGAACCTAAATTTAGCTAGTTCTCTCATTACAGGATCTCCTCTTGTTGTTCAAAACAAGGGAAACTATTTTGTACGTATCATTATCTCGCCTACTCTTCCAGCAGCCTCATCTGAGAATGGCTATCTTCTAGCCCCTCTTGCAACTGTTGTCATTGAGAATGAGACTGATATTGTTTGGGGTAAAGCTACAAACTTAGGTAATACAGCCCTTTCTGTTCAGTTGCTGGTATAGGGGGGTTCTGATGTCTATTACTCCTTATACTAGTGTCCGTGGTCGTAGTCTTCGGATGGGTCCACAAACTCATGATTTTGAAGGTGCTAATCTAGCAGCCGCTGTAGTTGCACGAGATAGTTACTTCACATCCAACCCATCCCACCTCGCCACCTATGACAGCAATAGTGATCTATTGATTCGTCTGGTCTATACAGATGTAGAACTTACAACAAAGTTCATGCAACGATTGAGTGGGCAGTGGGTAGATATCACACCAGTGGTTCAAGGACCGAATGGTGAAGTTGTATCTCTTGTAGATGTACCTATTGGTGAAATCCCCTACAAGAAACTTGATGGAACCTTTGGTGGTTCTAATATGAGAGTTCTTGAAGATGGCAGTATTCTAGCACCTCCCGGTTTTACTGTAGAATCTGGTTCTGTAACCTTTGGGGAAGCCCTCACGCTTGCAGAGGTAAGTGGTTATCTTGGTATTACAAACCATATTAACGGGAATATGTACACCGTTATAGACTTCTTTACACCACCAAGTGCAGTATCCTCAGAGCCTCATATCTTCTATCTGACAGCAGCTCAATTTGAGTTTGTTGCTCAAGCTATAGATACTACTAACATCCCTGACAACCCCCTTATCTTTAATTACACCATTCAAAACACAGCACGTAGTCATTCTCTTAAGTTCCGTACTTATGCAGCCATGTCCAACGTCAGGGCTAAGATTAGCCTTGTTAGTAATGGTGTAGCATTGAAGTATTTCCCTAATAGACAAGCATGGGAAGAAGGGTTTGGTGGCAGTAATTGGGTGTTGGGTGATAACGTAGTTCCTTTTGGTGACAGTCCTCTCAACCTTGAAGCTGGGATGTTGGTTAAGTTTGAAATCTATGCTGATGTTATAGCTTTGAAAGGGAATGCCTCTAGCATCCCATACTTCTCAGCCATGATTCAACCGGGTGTTTTCATTGATGTAATCACCGATAATGTCTATACTGCATCTGATATCAAAGGGAAGCTTGAAACGCTTTCTAGCCCCAATAAGCTCGCTAAAACAGCCATTCAAGACAGCGTATTAACAGTGAATGGTGATATCGGTGATGTGGTTGTTTCTACAACTTCGATCGGCGCTCAACCTGTAGACGCCACCTTGACAGCCTTAGCTGGGCAGACAACAGCAGCTAACGGACTTACGTATTCTACTGGCGTAGATACATTTGCTCAAACTGTTCTTACTCCTTTTGCACGGACAATCCTAGACGATACTTCTGACGCTCAAGTACGAGGCACTCTGAATCTTGGTGATGTAGCCACAAGGAACGTAGATGTAGCTAATGGTATTGCTACTCTGGATGGTACTGGTAAGCTTACACAGATGCCTAGTAAGTCCGATGTTGGCTTAGCTAACGTAGATAATACTAGTGATGTTAACAAGCCTGTATCTACAGCTCAGACAGCCGCGATTACCGCTTCTTTAGCAGCCCACACCACTGCACTAGATCCTCATCCCCAATACACTACAGCCGCAGAAGCCTCATTAGCTGCTCCAGTACAGAGTGTTGCTGGTAAGAGTGGTATTGTTACTTTGGTGACCGGGGATATTCCTGAAGCAACTAATCTGTATTACACAGATGCACGAGTTGGGTCTTACCTCACGACTAATGGTTACAATGTTAAGTCAGTGGCATCAAGTGGTAGTGGTAGCTCAGTATATAATACAACCAGCTCAGGTGTGGTAACTGTTAGGGCTATCAACGGAACTGGGTTGGTAACTGTTACTCAGAATACTAACGATATTACCGTTAGCACACCTAATGTGACTTCAGGTGTGTACACACCTGTCTTGACGAGTGTGGCGAATATCCTGAGTAGTGCTGCGTTCCAATGTCAGTGGATGCGTGTTGGCAATACTGTCAGTGTTTCAGGTAAGATTACCATTGACCCAACCAGTAATGGTGCTGTGACTAAGATTGCACTGTCTCTTCCTGTAGCCTCTAACTTTGGTGCTGAAGAGCATTGTTCAGGGACTTCTGCATGCTGGGAATCTCAGCAATCGGGTATTATCCTTGGTGACGCTGCTAGCGATAAAGCACAAATGTGGTTCCTTGCTCAAACGTCCACAATTCGTGACCACTTCTTTACGTTCACGTACACCGTTATTTAATAACATCTGACAAACAAATAATAATAAAATCGGAGGTGAAAAGAATGACAACTCCTAATGAACACGGTAATCCTTATGTGTTCCTTAATGCTGAAACTACAAATAAGCTGTCCCCCAATATCTGGATGGGGACTACAACTACTACCAGTGGAGCATGGTCTGTAACTTTTACGGGGGAGGGAGCAAGCCCCTTCTTTGCAGAAGCCCCTATTGTTGTAGCAACTGCTCAACTCCAAGACACTGATGTTTATGATAGAGCATGGGCTTCCCTGAGCACAACACCAACAACTACAGGGGCAGCTGGATACGGATTACGTGGAGCTAACCTCATTGCAGGTGGATCTACCACTAGGACTGTCCCTGATGGTACTGTGATTCATGTCATAGCAATTGGTGAAGCTTATTTGGAAGCGTAACTAAGCTGATTTATAGATGTCTCTTGAAATATAGAGACATTTGTTAAAATAGTTTAAATTAATTAGTCAAACACTTGACAAACAAGCTCAGCGTGCTGTAGTATCTCTTTTATGAATTGAGCTTAGGAGACGCAGCAACGCTGCTACATATGAATAGTTACAAACTGAATATTACAAGTCAAGACTATTACGGTGTTAACTTCATAGAGAATATTGCAAAGTATTCTGGTAAAGGGGCGACGCTTGATAAGACTGTCCACTTGTTTAATGATTACCCGCATAGCTGTGTGATGCTGATTGAAACTGAAGAGTTTCTTAAGAGTGAGCCTAGTGTTGATGTGGTGATTGTTAAGGAAGAGTGGACGAAGGAAGGTTTAGATAGTCTTGATTGGGAATCTTTCAAGAAGCTAGTGGCGACTAAAGATGTAAATGGGCGACATCGTGAAACGATGAGCAATTTGTTCTTGAAAGCTAATGAAGAATAATTAAATTTTAATAACTAGCATGGGAGAATTCACATGGCTAATAAAGTTGGAAATCTACGAGTAACTTACAATCAGTTCTATGAGTCGAATGGCTACGGCACTATGGAAGTGTTAGGACGAGAGGGTAAGAGACTCCAAGTAAAATTTGTAAATACTGGCTATGAAACAGTTGCTGATGCTGGCAATGTGCTTGCTGGTAAAGTAAGAGATTATTCAGTTCCTATGTGTACCACTCAGAACTGGCAACCTTGGGATGAAGAATTTACTAATAATGCTGGTTTTAGCGGAAAGATTATTAGTAAAAAATCTAAGATGTGTGTTGTCCAGTTCAATGAGACTGGTTATACAGCCACTGTTTATATTGATAATGTCCGCAAAGGTAAGATTTCAGATCCTTATAGTAAGACATTCTTAGACATTGGATATCTTGGCGAATACGAACTCCTTCCCTATTGGAAACAAGCCAAACAGCTCTGGTCTAATATGATGAAGCGTTGCTATAATCCTAAAGATTATATGGGATATTTTGGTCGTTGTTTTGTCGATGCTCGGTGGCACTGTTTTGCAAACTTTCTCACAGACATTTCTAAACTTGAAAACTTTGAAATGTGGTTACATGCTAGTGAGACAGGACTTAAATACAATCTTGATAAAGATTTAAAAGTTTCAGATAACAAAGTGTACTCACGAGAGCTTTGCATGTTTGTGACTGAGTATGAAAATAAGTCAGCAGGAGCAGTTAATGCCCGTGCATTAGATAAGGTAAATGGACGATATGTCTGATAACGTAAAAATCGGAGCAGCGTCACATTTTCAGGCAAAATACCTTCAAAGTGACGCCCAAATCCTTCTGGTGGGTGGCGCCGCAGGATCTTCGAAGTCCTATGTTGGACTTATGAGGCATCTACGCTTTATAGATGATCCTAATTATAAAGCGTATTGTATTCGTAAGAACTCTAGTGCAATCATGGCTTCCGGTGGACTATTCCAAGAAGCCGTAAAACTTTATAGTCAATATGATCCAAAACTAAAGATTCGTTTGAAGGACCAAAAACTGGTCTTCTCCAGCGGTGCTGAGATTAGCTTTTCTCACTATGAAAACGCCAACGCAGCAAAGAAATATCAAGGTAAATTTGATTGCCTAGTGTAGTGGTGACATTACACCGTAACTTGGTTAATTCGGTGAAACCCCTAACGTAGAGTCGAGGGCAATACCGAGCGAAGCCCGAAAGGGAACGTGTAACGACTATCCCGAAAGGGAGTAGCCCTAAGTTGGGCGAAACACCAAGCATCTCAAGTAGATGGAGATATAGTCTGATCTATATGGAAACATATAGCTGCGTAAAGCGGATAGATAATTAACGCAATCTATTGAACAACCAATGATTCAAATTTCCAACATCTTTTATGATGAGGCAACGCACGCCGAGGAAGAAGATATTTGGTGGCTTTGGTCACGGCTTCGTTCTGAAGCAAACAACGTACACGGACTCGTTTTGTCCTGCAACCCAGACAACGCGAGTTGGCTCCTTAAATATGCCATGTGGTATTTGTACCCCGAGGGGCATGAATTAGCTGGTCGGCCTGATCCAGAGAAGAACGGTATTGTTAGATATCTTCTTCGTATTGCTGGTGATTTGGTATGGGGAGCTACAAGAGAAGAGCTTATTGAGAAGTACGGTGATCCTGCACTATCTCAAGACCACGAAGACCAAGTAAAGCCAATTAGTTTTCAAGGGCTGTTTGGTACGATTGACGATAACCCCCCGTTAAAAAAATCCAACCCTCTTTACAGGTCAAATTTGGAATCCCTTCCAACCCTTGATCGTGAAAGATTGCTCTACGGCAATTGGTTTGCGAGGCCGGAAAATTCGTCGTATTTTGACCGAAAAGACCTTATCGAAATAACAGCACCCCCCTCTCATACAGAGTTTGTGAGAATCGTCCGTGCTTATGACCTTGCGGGCACGCTTCCGCACGATGGAAACAGGTCACCCGACTACTTTGCTTCTGTGAAGATGGGCAAGCTTAAAACGGGGGATTATGTAATTCTTGACGTGACCCGCACACGCATTACGTTCGGTAACTGGGTTAAACATATTGTTGAAAACTCTCAAAGAGATGGCCCTTCTGTAGAGATTATCCTCCCAGAAGACCCTAACGCCGCAGCAAAAGCAGCTACAGGTATGATTGCTAAATCCCTAAATGAGATGGGCTTAACCACCAGACTACGCCGGTCTCCTCAAGGTAAGTTGGATTCGTTTAGACCTTTCGCAGCCTCTGTTGAACTTGGTGTTATTTCAATCGTATCTAATTGTGCTAATGACTTATGGAACAATATCACAAATTCCAATGATTTCTTCTATAAGGAGTTGGAGAATTTTGATGGAACCAGAAAAAGCGGCGAGCTGGGTCACGAGGATATGTGTGATTGTTGCTCTCTTGCCTATATGCAGTTAGCCCAAAAGTTCCAAGTACCTTCTTTCTCCATGCCCAGCATGACAAAATCAAATGAATTCAGCTTTTAACCACCTTAAGGAATAACATGGCAGAAAATGACAATCTAAACCTCTCTGCCGGTGATAACCCTGCCTTAAGAATTAAGATGGGAGAAACTGGCTGGGTTGGTTTGCGTGAGTTTGACGGTATCATCCTAGAGGAAATGCGAAAGGATTTACAGTGGCCTCGTGCCAATCGTACCTATCAAGAAATGGGAGAAGACGCAACCATTGCTTCAGCTCTCTCTTTGTTCTCAATGATGATCAGCCGGGTTAAGTGGAAAATCATTCCTCCTGTTGATGCAACTGAGGATGACTTGAAGAAAGTTAAGTTCCTTGAACA